ATCTGCTGTCCCCCCCCGATCGCTGGAAGGCCGCAAAACGAAAAAACGCCAAGCGGCGGCTTGGATTAGCCGTGGAGGGCGATCAGGAGTCCGACGACGATGGCGAGGGCGACCATCGCCTCGATGCCGGATCCTGACGACGACTTCCGCGTCGGGCGTTTCCGGCCGACGCCGGAGGCGGTCCACGCAGCTGAGCGCACCGGATGGCGCACCTTGCGATACGAGCGCGGCTGGAGCTTACGTCGCGCGCGTCTGACTGGGTGGAAGAAGGGCATTTGCCCATTATCACCCCTTCGTGGCGCGTGTCAAGGACTCTGGACGAACGGAGGGCCAAGGATGCCGGGTGACCTCGAGTACGACAACGCGCACGTACGCCTTCGGGCGCAGTGGGCGCCCCGTGTGGCGGCCGGCGTGGTCAAGTGCTGGCGCTGCGACGAGCTAATTGCCTCCGGCGCGACGTGGGACCTCGGGCACGACGACGAGGATCGCGCGTTCTACCGCGGCCCGGAGCACCGGAAGTGCAACAGGGCCACCTCGACGCGCAAGGCGTTCGAGCAGGGCTACGACCATTCAAGGGACTGGTAGACAATGGGCCGTCTTGAGTCGAACCTGACGCGCACGAAGCGCGAACTGGACCGTCTGCCGGAAGACCTGGCGAACGGGTCGCTCGCGGGTGCGGCGCTGACGATGGCCCGGATGCTCGACCACCCGAAAACGTCGGCCACGTCGAAGTCGATGTGCGCCGGCAAGCTGCAAGAGCTGGTTCGCGAGCTGCATTCCTTGGCTCCGCCGGTAGAGGAGGCGGACTGGCTTGACGATCTCGCGAAGCGCCGAAGCCTCCGGGTTGCTGGGGGCGCAGCAGCCTAGGTTCTGGCACGCGCCGGAGCACGCCGAGTCGGACATCGACGACATCGACGAGTTCTGCGAGGTTGCGAACATCCCGCTAGACGACGCGCAGCGCTTCGTGCTGCGTCACTCGATGGGAACGTCGGACGGCCAGTGGGTTGCGGGCCAGGTCGGGGTGTGCGCGCCACGGCAGAACGGCAAGTCTCAGCTTCTCGAGGCCCGCGAGTTGTACGGCGCGTTCGTGCTGGGCGAGGGCCTCATCGTCCACTCGGCGCAGCTTTTCCCGACCGCGCTCGAGCAGTTCCGCCGGGTGCAGAACCGAATCGAGTCGACGCCCGCGCTTCGCAAGAAGGTCAAGCGCATTTCGACCACGAACGGCAAGGAAGCCGTCGAGCTTCTGAACGGCTCGCGGATCGAGTTCAAGTCCCGGTCTGGCATGTCGGGCCGGGGCCTGTCAGCGGACTGCATTGTGCTGGACGAGGCGATGTTCTTGCCGGAAGAAGTCATGGGCGCGATGGTGCCGACGATGAGCGCCCGGCCGAACCCACAACTGTGGCTCGCCGGCTCGGCGGTTGACCAGACCCGCATGATGGACGGCGTGGTGTTCGCTCGTCTCCGTGAGCAGGGGCTAGCCAAGGCGGAGCGACTGGCGTGGTTCGAGTGGTCGGTGGACTGCGAGAACCCAGAGTTGTTGTCGCCGGAGGATCTTGAGAACCCGGAACTGTGGGCGCAGGCGAACGCCGCGTACGGGCGCCGAATCGGCCGGGACAACATCCTCATGGACTTGCAGGCGATGTCCAGCCGCACGTTCGCGACGGAGCGCCTCGGGATCGGAGACTGGCCGCGCACCGATGGGCTGGCGGACCTGCCGATCCCACTCGAGGACTGGGACGCCTGTCTGGACCGCAAGTCAGAGGTGTTGAATCCGGTGTGGTTCGCGTTCGACGTGACCCCCACGAGTAAGCGCGCGACGATCTCCGCCGCGGGTTTCAGCGTGAACGGCGGGATCCACGTCGAGACGGTCAAACGCTTTCAGTACACGGGGGAGATGCTCGCCTTCCTAGCCGAACTCGTCGCGAAACATCAACCGCTGGGCGTGGTGTGCGACGGCGCGTCACCCGCGGCGGCATCCGTGCCTGAGCTTCGCGACCTGGGCGTGGAGGTCGTGACCCTAACGGCCGGAGATCACGCGAAGGCGTGCGAGGCGCTGTCTCAGGGCGTCACGGAGCGGACGATCCGCCACCGGGATGACCGGCCGCTCCGCGACGCGATCCGCGGTGCCGCCCGCCGCCCGTTGATTGACGGCTGGGCGTTCTCACGGAAGAACTCGAACCTCGACATATCACCCCTAGTAGCCGCCGCGCTCGCCTCCTGGCGCGTGCTGAGCGCAGAACCCTCCCCTGAGCCCTTTATGGAGTGGCTCACTATCTAACTTTCCGCGCCGCGCAGGGGCGTCTAAGGAGCCTCCGTGGCGAATCTTTCAGGACCCGCGCTCCTTGACGCCGGGCCGATCTTCCAGTCTGGCACTCCGACCGTCACCTACGCGCCGCCGCCGGCGGGCGGCGGCTACTCGGGTGGCACGACGATCCTCGTTCAGCCGAACGGTGGCCGCGTCGAGCTCACGGAGCACAACTCCGAGGTTCGGATGATGTCGTACGCCGACGGGTGGGCGTCCCAGGCGCCGATAGCGGCGGTTATCGAGAAGATGCGCCGACGGATCTCGATGCTGCCGCGCAAGGTGTACCAGCACGCGCCCGGGAACCGTGTCGTGTCGATGCCGGCGGTCGGAAGTAAGCCGCCGAGGACGCGAAAGGCGTTCCCGACGGAGATTTGCGACCCCAGCAACAGTCTGTGCGACCTGATTTGGCATCCGCTTGAGGGTTACGGCGAAATGTCGCTCGCGGAGTGGCAGTACCTCTCGCTTTTCGTCAACGGTGGCTCGCTGATCGCGAAATACCGCGGAAACGGGCCTACCGAGGCGCCCACTGAGCTCGTTCCGCTGGATTGGCGCTATTTGCAGGCGTGGGCGCGGCTTGGGCACCCGCTCGTGGCCTGGGCGACCACCCAGACGGGCCAGTGGGAGTGGTTGCTGCCGTCCGAGGCGCTTTTCACCTCCTGGTCGACGGTCGCTGGCGCTCAGGGCGCGTGGTTTTGCACGTCGCCGCTGGAGCAGTTGAGCGTCACTATCAAGATCGACGAGGCCGCGCAGCGCTACGCCGCCGCCTACTTCAAGAACGCGGCCCGTCCGGGCGGGATCATCTCTCTGGACAAGGACGTGAACGTCCGCCAGCAGCCGGAGATCAGCGACCGCCTTCAGAAGAAGGCGGAGGAGAACTACGGCGGCGTCGACAACAATTTCAGGGTCGCGGTGCTCGGCGGCGGTGCGTCTTGGCAGCCGTGGGGCAACACCGCCCAGGAAGCGCAGATGGTTGAGACTCGCGAGATTGACTTCCGCGAGACGTGCGCCGTCCTCGACATGCCTTTTGATGCCATGTTCGGCACGATGGCCGCCACTCCGGAAGGTGAGGCTCAGGTGTGGAAGGCGGTCGGCAACTGGGCGAAGCTCGGCGACGACCGTTTCAACGCCCAGGTCGTTCAGCCCGAGGCCGAGTGGGCGGGCATGTTCGTCAAGACGGACCTGAACGAAGTTCTTTACGGCGACCCGCTCGTGCTTTCCGACAAGGTGATCGCCGAGGCTGAGGCAGGCCTCATTTCGCGCAACGAGGCGCGTGAAGCTCTCGGCCGCGAGCCTAGAGACGATCCGGGCATGGACGAGTGCATTTACAACGTCCCGTCTGCCGGCATCGTTGGCGACCTGCCGGGCAGCACTTCGGTTGCCGAGGAGGAGCGCGAGATGGTTATGGCCGACCCAGGCACGGAGGGTGTGCCTGCGCCTCCTCTCGAGCCGCTCGATACGCGCCTCTCGACTGTCGAAGGCGGCTAACAACTTCGAGGGACCGCGTGATGCGGTCCCTCAAGGGCCACGGCGCGACGCCGCGGTCACACCTACCCGAAAGGGAACCCCATGCCCCCCGATCCCGACGAGACGTTGGACCCGGAGCTGGAAACGGAGGCCGAGCCGAAGCTGGCTGGCGCCGCTGCTACATCAGCGCTCAAGAAGGAGCGCAAGGCCCGCGCCGAAGCAGAGCGCGACGCCAAGGAGTTGCGTGCTCGCTTCAAGAAGCTCGAGGACGCAGAGAAGTCAGAGAACGAGCGCCTCGCCGCGAGGGTGCAGGAGCTCGAGGAACGCGACAGCGAGCGGGAAACCGCCGCCACGCGGGAGCGCGACGAGCGCACAAAGCGTGACGTTGTGCGCCGCGCCGCCAGCGAGTTCTCCGACCCCGAGGACGCCATCGCTCATCTCTTGCTGAGAGACGAGCTGACGGAGATCGAGGACGAGAGCGACGCGAAGCGCGCGCTCAAGCAGCTCGCGAAAGACAAGCCGTACCTGCTCAAGACGCAGACCCCTCAGAGCCCTCTTGACAAGGTGCTTCAGGGCGGTTTACCGCCGGGGCAGGACGAACTCAACAAGGCGCTCAACGACCCCTCGAGACCCAAGACGGGTGACGAGATGTACGCGATGAGCGACGACGAATTCACGGCGTGGAAGCGGACCTATCCGGCTGCCTACAGGGCAAGCCTTGAAGGTTGGACGGGGAACGAGGTCGTCGCGGCTCCGCCGACGCAGACAGCCGTAATCAGATCGTAAGCCAGAGGCACGCAGGGCCTCCTAAGTCAATCCAAACAGGAGGCCCTAGTGGCTCTTACCAACGCACTCGCGACCCTGTGGTCGGACCGTGCGCTTATCCAGCTCGAAAAGGAACTGATCTACGGTTCCCCGCTGGTTTGCAACCGGGACTACGAGGGTCTCATTCAGGATCAGGGAAAGACCGTGAACCTGATCGGCGTGTACGACCCCATTGTTGGGAGCTACACGCAGGACACGGATATGACGCTGGCCCAACTGACGGACTTCCAGAAGACCCTCATCCTCAGCGAGGCCGACTACTATGACTTCGCGATCGACGACATCCAGACGGTGCAGTCGATTCCGAAGCTGATGCCGCAGGCGCTTGTCCGTGCCGCTTACAAGCTGGCGGACAAGGCGGACAAGTACGTGGCAGGGGTGGTGTTCGCTGCCGCGGGTACAACCGCGACGGATACGAACTTCACGTCCGCCGCGGTGCTCGGCTCTACGGCCGCGCCGGTTGCCATTTCACCGGCAACGTTCACTGACCCGACTTCGGGTGAGGCTGCCTACGAGTGGCTTGTCGACCTGGGGGTGGCGCTCGATCAGAACGCCGTTCCGCGTGTCGATCGGTACGTTATCGTTCCGCCGTTTTACGCGGGGATGCTCTCGAAGGATCTCCGGTTCTCCGGCTACGAGGGGTACGGCCAGGGCACTGTCCTGACCGATGGTTTCGCTGCTCAGCCCGGTAAGAACGGGTTCGCGGGCAGTGTCGCCGGGTTCAACGTGGTGGTTTCGCTGAACTGCCCGACCGGGAACTTCAACGTCCCCTCCTCGGCTAACCCGTACCTCGGTGCGGACGGCTCGAGCCAGCCGTACTACGAGATCGTCGCGGGTGTCCCGTCGGCGATCACGTTCGCGAACCAGATCGTGAAGACGGAAGCGTTCCGTCCGCAGGCTCGGTTCTCGGACGCGGTGAAGGGACTGCACGTCTACGGCACCGCGGCCATCTGGCCGGAGCGCATCGTCGGCGGCTACATCGCGCAGGGCACGGCGACCACGCACTAGACCTTCGGGGCGGCCTAGTGTTCTCCGCCGCCTCGTAGACCCCGGGGAGGGTGTGACCTGCGACCTCACACCCTCCCCGACCACTTCACATCACCTCGGGACGCGCAGGCGTCGCCGTGGCTCATGTAGCAGATATTCCCTCTCGAAAGGGGTGCTATGCCTGAGACGTTTCCGAATCAAAGCGTGTCCGACAGGGTGCGCGCGGTCCAGCTCAAGGTGGATCAGCTTCTCGTCACTATCGACGATTGCCAGGTCGAGGTCAGGGAACTGATCGACGGCCTTCGCTACCTCGACGCCCCTACCCCTTCGGCCGCCCCACCGGCGATGCGCTGGACGACCCGAGGCGTGCCGGAGCCGGTTGTCGGTTCCTACGCGCAGGACACCGATCTGACGCTCGCGGAAGATCCCGCGCCGATCGCGCCAGGGGTTGCCGTGCCGGTCGTTCCCGTTCTCGACGCCGCACCCGCGGCTGTCGTTAGCGAAGTTCCCGCGGCCTAGCCGCGTAACCCGCGCAGGCGCCCCGCGCAACGTGCGATGAGGCCGAGGTCCGTTTCCTCGGGCGGGTAATTCGACACAGGAGGGCCAGTGGCCGACAGTCAGCGTCTACAGCAGCTCGCAGCCGCGCCCGCCGGCCCGGTCAAGGGGACCGTCTACTTCGACACGGTTCTGAATGCCCTCGGCATCTACGACGGCACCGTGTGGGTGTACGGCTCGAAGACCGCGTGGGGCCCGTCGGGCGGCACGACGGAGATCGACGGGAACCTGACTCTCGGCGGCAAGCCGGTGTCAGCTGTCCCGCCGACCTCGGGCGGCCCGTACTACCTCGAGTGGAACGGCACCGACTGGGTGGCTGGCACCGTTTCGGGCGGGGGCGCCGTGTCGAGCGTGTTCACTCGCACGGGCGCGGTCGTCGCGACTTCCGGGGATTATACCGTCGCCCAGGTTACGGGCGCTGCCCCGCTTGCGTCTCCCGCGCTGACGGGTGTCCCGACCGTGCCGACCGCGACTGCCCTGACGGACGACACGCAGGCGGCGTCCACCGCGTACGCCGACGCGGCGGTCGGTGTCGAGAAGACACGCGCCGAAGCGGCCGAAGTGCTAAAGCTTCCGCTCGCCGGCGGCACGATGTCTGGTGCTATCGCGATGGGCGCGGAGAAGATCACGGGCCTCGCGAACGGCTCGGCTGGTACGGACGCCGCTGCCTTCGGGCAGATCCCCACGGTCCCCACCGAGATCGACGGCAACCTCACTCTCGGCGGTAAGCCCGTCTCTGCTGTCCCCCCGACGAGCGGTGGTCCTTACTACCTCGAGTGGAACGGCACCGACTGGGTGGCCGAGGATATCGCCGGGGAGATCGACGGCAACCTGACGCTCGGCGGCAAGCCGGTATCCGCTAGCAGCCCCGTTACGGGGTCAGTGCTCACATGGAACGGAACCGACTGGGTGGCGAAAGCGCCAGTGGGTTACGGCGGCTTCAACGCGGGGCTATCCACGGACATGACCACGAGCACTACTCCGGCGGTCGTGACGAATACCCACACGGCACTCGGAGCCGTGCCTGGCGGCTGGGGGATCACGGGTAATGCGCAGTCGTGGTTCGTGTCGGCCACCGGCTACTTCACACCGCAGGTCGCTGGTTATTACCTGATCTTCGGGGTGGTCGGCTTCTCCACCGAAGGCGACCAGGGCCTATTCCTCACCGACATCTTCAAGAACGGCTCCCTCTACCAGCGCATTGCCTACGGAGGCGCGTCCGGCAGTAACGGCGGCGGTGACTCAGGCGTGGTCCTTGCACATGCGAATGGGTCCACCGACTACTTCCAGCTCGGCTACTACGGCGCCTCTCAGCTTCAGGCTTTGACGACCTACTGGGGCGCTGCCCTGCTAATCCCCGACTAGGAGGGGCGCTGTGACTATTACGCCCACGGCCTCGCTCCAGTTCCAACGCGCGGTGCGCGGCCTCCCGTTCGAGGCGATATACGAGTTCGAGCTCGACAACGACTCACCTCCCGACGCCGCACCGACCTACGTCGTCACGAACGCCGAGGGCGCGGAGGTCGCGTCTGGGATGGCATCTCTCACTACGAGCGATCCCATCGAGGCATCCTTTACCCTCACCGCTGCCAACCTCCCCGCGCGGGACCTCCTGACCGTCACATGGTCGTACACTGTCAGCACGGTGCCGGTTGAGGTCACGTCGACGATCGACGTGTGCGACAAGCGTCTGTTTCCGATCACCGATTACAACCAGTTCAACGACAAGCAGGTCACGACCGCAACCCCAGCCACGCTCGAGCAGGCGCGCCGCGAGGCGGAAGACTTCCTTGAGCGCGAGTGCGGTTGCGCCTTCACGGGCCGGTACGGCTCCGAATTCTGGCTCGTCGAGGGGGGGCACGAACAGTACTACGGGGGTATCGGCTATGACGGGTGGCATCTCGGCCGCCGTTGCGGGGCTCGCAACGAACTCACGCTCCGCCAGCCGTTCGTGTCGGTCGTCCGCTCCATCTCGCGCGCGTGGGTGGACCCGACGACCGGCGCCAGCGGGACGCACGCGCTGAACCTCGAGTACGTCCAACTCGACGCGCACACCTCCACCATCCACGTCCGCAACGACCCGACCGACCAGTACGGCGGCCTGTGGGGCGAGTTGACGATCGGCTTCGAGCACGGACGGCCGGACGCGGACGTGCGGCGCGTCTGCCTGATCCTCGCGCGCTACCGGGTCGTCAATGGCCCGCTTGAGCGCCGCGCGCAGTCGATGACGCTTGAGGGTGGCGGCAACATTTCGCTTCTCACGCCAGGTATGGCGGCGAGCGTGACGGGAATCCCAGAGGTAGATTCGTTCCTGGAGCGTCGCAATGCCCATGTCGACGGCTTCCTGGGGGGCTAGGTGGGGATCTCCGTCTGGACGACGAAGCTCGGCGTGCTCGCCGTGCTCAAGACGCTCATGCCCACCGACGCCGACGTGGTGCAACTCGGGCTCCCGGTACAGGTGCCGACGATCAACGACGAGCGGCGCATCTACGTCCTCGCTGTCCCGCCCTATCAGTCGGTGCCCATCTTCGAGTCGGGCTCTCAGGTCCGCCGGAGCGACTACGTGGTCCCGCTCGTTGTCGAGGTCGACACGCTGACCGGCAACGACGTGGACGGCCAGGTGACGGCCGAGCAGGGCCTCGCCACCCTCGTCGGGCAGATCGAGGCGCTCCTTCTCAGCGATCCGTCGTGGGGTGGGGTGTGTTTCGCCTCGGGCCTGGCGATGGCCGCGGAGTGGGCCGGACCGATCGCGGACGTTCAGGGCGGCGGCGGCTTCCTCGCCCACACGCTGCTTGAGCTTCACGTTCGCACGCAAGGCGACTAGATGGCCGGGATCCTGCGGCTCACCGTGTCTGCGGACGTGGCGGAACTGTCGCGCGATCTTCGCTCTTTCGGCGACGACCTCGACCGGCCGCTTCGCGACGCGCTCGAGTACGGCGCGACGACGATCGCCCGGTCGGCTGTCGGGTTCATGCGGCACGGACAGCCGTCGTGGCCCACCTCGAGCGCCGCTAGGGATTACGGGAGTTTCCCCGGCGCCATCGCGTCCTACTACCGGGCGCGCGTCGCGACGATCAACGCCTCGGTGCTCTCCGATCACCCGGCGGCGCCGGTGTGGGAGTACGGCGGCTCAATCCATCCGCTCGCGCACGCGGGTCTCCACGCCGCTATCCGTTCGACGACCACTGGCTCGCCGCGCCGGAAGCTGCTCGAGGCCGGAACTCAGACCATCGTCATCCCGCGCACCCAGCCGGTGACTAACGCCGGCGACGCGGCGCGCGAGGACATCACACAGCACCTTGAATCCGCCGTCACGGACCTAATCCGCGAACACGGCCTCGGCTAACCCAAGGAGGGGCACAGATGCCCACTATCACGCTCGTGGCAGTGCCCCGGCAGGGCGCTACTGCTTACGACGGCACAACCGACACAACCTTTCGTCAGGGCGTCCCGACATCCGTGGAAGACCCGGAGATCGTGGGGCGTCTCACGTGCCTCGAGTCGCTCGGCTTCCGGTTCACCGTAGTCGACAACGCAGAGCCCGCAGCGCCCGCGCCCGTCGCGGATCCCACGACTGAGCAGGCAGTCGAAACCCCCGCGCCTGACCCGGCGCCCGCTCAGTAGGAGAAACCCATGACAGGTCTTGCGACCTTCTTCGAGGTCAACAAGCAGAACCTCGTCAACGGCCAGGCTCGGGTGCTGTACTCACAGCTCTCGAACGGCGCGCTGACGGACCAGCCGGTTCCTTCGGCGGGCATCCAGACGATCTTCGCGATGGAGTCCCCGTACGCGCCTGTCGCGACTTCCGGCGTCTCGCCGTGGATCGACATTGGCGGCACGGCCGCACCGATCGACGACGGCCGCACGCTGACGATCAACGAGTGGAAGGTGCAGCAGCAGCTCACTGCGCTCCTGATGGTCCCGGGCGAGGTGGAGCACACCGTCAAGATCCCGGCTGTCGAGATCACGCGCCCCGACATTCTGGCGCTGTTCGAGAACGGCCCGGCCGAGACGGCTATCGCTGCTGGCTCGCATTTCAGCGCCCAGGAGTTGCAGCCGTTCGGCCAGTTCACCGACCTCAACCAGTACCGCGTCGCTCTCGCCGCGTTCCTGCCGCTCGAGGCGGGGGTCGTCACGGAGCCGTCGGGCACGCGCCCGCGTCTGTTCGTGAAGTACCTCAACCGCTGCTCGATTAGCGCGGAGACGACGACGCTGAACTGGGCGATCGCCGAGATGCTCCACGCGGACGTGACGCTCCGGGCGTACCTCGAGCCCGGCCAGAATCAGAACACGGAGTACGGCGGGTATCTCATCGAAGCCGCCGGCACCCTCACCTAGTAGTCGCTGCTCCCATCAGGCCCGTGCCCTAATCCGGCACGGGCCTGTGCCGTCTTACGACCCAAGGAGAACATATGCCCGTAGAAATCACCCTCGGTGGGGTTACTATCCAAGCGTACGCCCAGAAACACGCGTACATCTCTCATCGCCTCGGCCCCGCTATTCAGGCGGCGATATCGAGCGGAGAGAACCTCACCAACGAGAAGATCGGCGAGTGGATCAGCGGCGGCGCTTACGGCGCTCTCGCTGCTCTCATCCCGACGCTCGGCCCGCTCGTGCCTGAGCACGTCTTTCAGGGGTACGCCACCGCTGAGGCTTACGCGGCCGGCGACTATGACGAGGACGTGGCGAAGAACCTGCAGGGCTGCCCGACGATTCCCGAGATTGAGGCGGCGTTCAAGGCGGGGATGACCGTCAACGGCATTGACCGGCTCGTGGAGTTGGGAAAAGGGATAGTCGATCCGAAGCTGGCGAAAGCGATGGTGAATCAGAAGATCGCCGAAACCATCAGCTCGCCGATATCGCCCTCGCCGAGTGGGGCATCGGACTCGACGACTTCTACGACGAGTCCCCCAACCTCGACGGCGATCGAGGCCTCACTCTCCCCCGTCTCACCGGCCTAATGCAAGCGCGCATAGAGCGTCTTCGCGAAGGCGTGCTGGGCGTCGCGACGGCGTTTCATCAGCCGGAGAAGATCGACCAGCTCTACCCGCGGCCACTGCCGCCGAAGAAGATTAAGTGGTGGGGTGACGCCGATGGCCGGTAAGGACAAGTACGAGCGTCCCACGCCAGCGGAGCTGGAGGCGGCGCTCAAGGAGCACGGCACCGCCACCGCATACGCGAAAGCCATCGGTATCCCGCGCCCGACGGTGGCGGCCTGGTTCGTCGCCGCAGGGGTTGCCTCGAAGCCGGCGAAGGTGCGCAAGGCCGCGCCGATTCTCGGCACACAGGTGTCCCGCGAGGAGATCCTCGAGCAAGAGCTCGCCGACGCACGGCGCGCCCTCACGTCGCTCCGCAAAGAGGACGTACGGGAGCAGCGCGTCATCGACGCCATCGCGACGAACCTCGCGACCAAGGAGCCGCTGTATCGGCCGCTCACGCGCCGGCCGAGCGCCGCCGGCGCGGAGCACGAGTTCGTTCTTCTGTGGTCGGACGCGCACGCCGGCGAGGTTGTCTCCGCTGAGGAGACGAACGGCATGGGCGGCTACGACTGGGACATCATGCTCGCCCGGCATCAGCAGATACTCCGCTCGGTGCTCAGCTACAAGGCGCATCGCAACTACCCGGTCGGCAAGCTCCACATCCTCGGCCTTGGCGACGGCCTGTCGGGCAACATCCACGAGGAGCTTCGCGAGACGAACGCGATGCCGCTCGAGGAGGCGACCGTGCAGTTCGGCCTCGACATGGCGGACTGGATTGAGGAGTTTGTGCCCGAGTTCGCTGAGGTCAACGTCTCGGGAGTGGTGGGCAACCACCCGCGCACGACGATGAAGCCCGCGGCGAAACGGAAGTACAACAACTCCGACTGGACCGCTTATCAGATCATGCGCCAGCGGCTCCGCAAGGTGCCGTCCGTCACGTTCGACATCCCGAAGGCGCAGACGCATCCGGTGATCGTGATGGGACGCCGGATCTTGATGTTTCACGGCGACTCGGTTGGTCCGTCCGCGATGGTGGGCGTCCCGACGGGCGGCATTGTCCGGCACGTCGCGAAGCTGCGCAACCAGTGGGCGAACTTCGGGCAGCCGGTGGACCATTTCGTTTGCGGACACTTCCACGAGGTGAACTTGTACGGCGGCAAGCGCACGATCATCAACGGGTCGATCAAGGGCGCCGACGAGTACGGCCTCGGCAAGTACGGCGAGGCCGCGCCGCCGATGCAGATTCTCCTCACCTTCAATCAGCGGCACGGCCTGACGGACGTCAGTTATTTGGATTGCGGGGCGATCGCATGACGCCCCTACATCGCTCGATTGACGGTGACGGCTTCGCTAGCTACCGCGAGTACGTCGGCGACGACGACCACGCGCCGGCGGACGTGGACCGCGGCGGCGGGCGCATCGAGGTGCGTCTCGCCACGGAGGAGGAGCGGCGGGCGTGGGGCCTCGACTCGCCGCCGTGCGACTGCGCCGTCCTTAGTCCCGAGACGGGGGACTCGCAGAAGAAAGACGACGGGAAGCTTCGCTACGACCTGATCCCGCCGGAGGCGCTCGAGGAGTTGGCGCGCGTCTACACGATTGGCGCCGCGAAGTACGCTGACAACGGCTGGCTGAACGAGCCGATGCGTTGGGGGCGGATCTTCCGCGCGCTCGTGGGGCACGCCTTCAAGTGGTGGGGCGGCGAGACGTACGACCAGACGGACGGGCAGCATCATCTCTCGTCTGTGGCTTGGTGCGCGTTCTCGCTGATGGTCTACGAGAAGCGCCAGCTCGGGCAGGATGACCGCACGCCGCCGGAATGCTAGTTCCGATAGCGCGCCCCACCGGAAGCATTCTTCTAACGGGACGCGATAGTGCGCTCGGACGCACTTGTCTGCATCGTAAGGGAGGGCAGTAGCCATATTAGACTGCGACGGCTGGGAGCACGCTACCGCCTATCACGCTGCGTTCGACTCGACGGTTCTCGGTAGTCCCGTGGCCGTGGTGCCGGTAGACGGCGGGATCGTCAACGCCTACTTCCACGCGGCCGTCGACTGGCCGGACATCATCGTTCGCGAAGCTCTCTCGCCCGACCAGCGCCGGCGCGAGGTCTTCGCCTTCTCTTGCGTGGCGACCGGCCACATCGTGACAGGAGCGGCCGTCTAGATGTCGAACATTCTGCTCAGGATCACGGGCAACGCCGACGACGCCAAGGAAGTCCTCGACGACACCATCTTGGACGTCAAGGAGTTCGGTAAGCAGAAGGCGACCGCTGATCTGCGCGTCGACGCTGAGCAGGCGAAGCGCGACATCGCCGAGGTTGTGGCCGAGATGGAGGCCGTCCCGAAGGAGGAGACGATCCGTATCCGTGTCGCGGGTGAGCAGGCGAAGTTGAAGGCGTTGCTCGCGCGCCAGGCGGGGCTTGAGAATCAACTCCAGAACGCTGCGGGGGCAGGCGAAGAGACCGACCCGCTTGTGAAGCGTCTCGGGGCGGTCGGTTCGCAGATAGAGTCGACGCGCGGCCGTATCACGGGCCTCGCCAGCGACTTCGACACGCTCGGCCAGGACGGCGAGAAGGACGTTTCGAAGGTCACGCAGGGAGTGGAACGCCTAACCACTGGGTTGACCCATGTCCGTACGGGGGCCGTGTCGTTCGTCTCGGATCTCGTCGGGAAGGTGCCTCTCGTCGGCGGGATTTTCTCGAAGATCACGGAGGCCGTCGGCTCGCTCGCGACCACCCTTCTTCCCGAGGCCGCACAGGGCTTCGGGGGGCTTGTCGCGTCCGCGGCGGGCCTGCTCGGGGTCGCGCCGATCCTAGCGATCATCGTTGCTGCTGTCGCCGCGCTGGCCGTGTCAATCGGCGAGGCGCTGATCGGCATCGTCGCCCTTGGCGTCGCGTTCCTCGTGGTCTTGGCGCCTATTGTCGCGCTGCTCGGCATCGTCGCGGTGAAGATCAAGGACATCATTTCGGGGCAGACGACGCTCGCGTCGGCGAACGCGAATCTCAAGTCGGCGATCGACGCCCAGAAGTCGGCGGTCACGCAGCTTCATCAGGCGGAGCAGACGGAGAGCACGACCCGTATCGCGGCTATTGCCGCGGAGCGCCAAGCGTACGACGCTGAGCTTGACGCGATCAATCAGGTGAATGACGCGAAGCTGGGGATCACTTCGGCGAAGCTCCAACTCGACCAGGCGAGACTGACACTCAGGGAGTTCAAGCAGCAGCTCGCCGGCTTGGGCACGACACCGGGCGACCTGTTCGGCAGCCAGCAGAACGTGTCGGTGGCCGGGAACCTGGGGCAGACGCAGAGCGGTAGTGACCCGATGGCGTTGCAGTCGATCCTTTTGCAGTACCAGACAGATCTTCTTGCCGTGAAGCAGGGCGCGCAGGGCGCGAAGGATGCCGTCGCGACTCTCCGCGATGCGATTACGAATCAGGCGACGGTCGGCTCGCAGTGGGCGTTGTATCTCAAGCTGGGGCTCAAGGCGTACCAGCCGTTCGCTTC